GTGTTCCGTCGCTCCGCCATCCCCTCCATGAAGGGCGCGTTGATCTTCTGGACGCGCTCCCACTCAGCTTTCTGCGCAGCGAAGGCACGCACAGCCGCCTGGTCTTGGATCTTCGCAGCCTTTTTTGCAGAGTCGGAGGCCCTTTTCCCGCCGATGAGCTTCGCCGCGGCAGAGAGTCCCATCATCAGGCCGATCAGCCACCCGACCACGAGCACAATAGGAAGTGCGGCAGCCCCTCCTCCGGTAAACAATGTCATGGCAAAGGTCATTGATGTCGCTCCTGGGAAAATCGTCGATACATTAAAGAATGCCCTATGAAACCGGGCAATACAAACGGGCTACGGCAGAGCTTCTACGCGCAAGGACAGTGCATATTGCATAGAGGTCGCGCCGGTGCTGGCATACGTCGTGGCGTAGGTGATGTCCGTCCCATTGTCCACCTTGACGATCAGGCTGCCAGCAGACACGGTGGCCGTGGTGTTCCCTGTGACCGCTGCGACAGACAAGGCACAGGCAATCACACCATCGGTCCATCCAACATCGATCGCCAGCGAACTGCTAGAGGTCGCGGCAGTCGTCACCCTCGCGTAATACGAAACGCGATAGACCCCTGGGGCCAAAGACTGCGCCACTGGCGCAGAGGCCACCGATGCCGCCTGGGCAGCCAATGTGACGGACCCGGCCAAAGACGAAGATAATGAGAAGCCCTGCACAATACTGTTGAACCATCGCAGCCAGTCGATATTGACGCGTCTCCCATCGACGGCGACGTCGCTGTACAAGGGAGGGGGGCTGATGATCGCCACTAGCTGGTCCCTGTTGACGCGCCGATATACGCGTCGATGATGCGCCACGGGACGGGGTCTGTCATCGCGATCTCATAAACGCGATCGCGTGACGACCCGAGACGTGTCCACTTCGCACGGGTGCGATATTTGCCGATCTTGCCGGCCGACTTCCAGTGCTCGTTCCCCCACGTTTGGCCCCCATCGTCCGACCACCGGAGCATGATCTGAGGGTCGCTGCCCTGCCCAGATGCGAGCCCCAGTCCAACCTCGAGGTCCAACTGGAAGAGCTGGTGGGAAATAATGAGCTGGTCCTGAGAGATGTGGGGGCCTCGCCTGAACCGCCGCACAAGGGCGGAGTCCACGTCCACGTACGACGTGTCCGACAGCTCGTAGACGCGCCCTTTGATCAGATCCCCAACGAGGTGCTTCCCGAACCCGTAGGCATGCCACATCGGACGATACGCCTTGTAGACGCCGGTGGCCACGTCCCAGTACCCGCGGTTGTGCCACAGTTGAGAGACCGCGTCATAGACCCACGTCTTGTTCGCTGTTGGGAACGTCAACACATAGAACGAGTGTCCATCGTGCTCGTAGGACCACCCCAGGGCGTCCGAGAGGGTCCCGTAGGCTTGAATCTCAGATTCCATCGCGTGGTTACTTATGCGTTCTGCTGCATAACCATTCGCTCGATACACCACGCCGGCGCCGTTTTCGTTTGACCCAAGCCACAGCACCGTCCCCGACAGGCGTGCGGCCGACCATGCCGCAAGAATCCCCTGTTGGATGTAGGCGCCACTGATGGGCGCGAACGGGAACGGGGACGCCCCAGAGTCGTACCACACCTCGCTTGTGCGTGACCCAAACAGCCAGATCTCACGGTTGTTCACGAGCATGGAGATCCACGCGTCGGATCCAATCGTTCGCTGGACCACCTGGGTGGCGTCCCATGTAGTCCCATCGAGCTGGTCGGATATTTTCAGCGTAGACGTGGCCGCGTCGAGGGCAAGGAATCTTGTGCTCAGAAATGACCCAAACGTCACATCTGACAATACAGTCGCCATTACATTTGAAGACAGTGTGAAGACGTATCCCGTGTCCCCAGAGGTAATGAACACCTCTCCACCCCCGTCGCCGTTGGTCGAGAACGTCACCGGTGAGCCGTCATTTGCGATGGTTCCACGGTAGGTTTTTGTGCCGTCCGCCAATAGCTCGTAAAGCGTGCCGCCGAAAGCCGCGAGCGTGCGCCCGTCCTGTGACCACAGGCCCCGCACCGGGTTTTGTGTCCCAGCCGTCGTAAACGCCGTCACCCCAGGGGTCGGGTACAGCACCATCTGGGACTTCGCCCCTGGAGACTCCATGATCTCCGGGTAGAAGTTCATCGTGACTGAGTCGTCAGCAATTTTGCTCGCAGACCGGTAGGATCCCCCAATGAAATGCGGGAGCTTCATTAGCCACTTCCCCTGGTGTGGTCATTCCCTGTGCGCCAGTCCCATGTGCCCGAACGGCCGACCAACGCTGAGTCAACGCGCATCAACCCAGGTTGGGTGGCATTGGCGGCCTTCACGATGGCCAACGAAGACTTCGCCAATTCGAAGATCACCTGGTCCACTTGCCGTCCGTATTCCGGGGCGAGCTGCACGGCGAGGTTGTAGCGCAGCATCTTCCGGTAGCCAGGCGGGAAGGTGTACGCCGTGTCAAGCGCGGCGAACTCCGTAATCGCCGTCGGCGTGTAGAGGACCAAATTCGTGGTCCCAATATCGGGGACGGGGTATACGTGGATATTTCCCAGTCCGGCCGACCAGGCATGGTCAAAGTAAATCGCCTGGACATAGGCACTTGCGAGCGTCTTCTGGAAGATGTCCGCATATTGCTGCACGCTGTACACGTCGATGCCGATCTCGGTCGGCACGGTCTCTGTGTTGTCGATAATCAGGCCGGCGTAAGGGATCCACAGCGGCCGCGCCTGGTTCAAGTCTCCCCCAACGCCGATCGTGTAGCTCGAGACCGCTGCGGTCAGCGGATACTCCGTCCTCGTCGTTGCATTGATCGAGAGACGCTGCGCTGCAAGCTCATCCACGAAGTCGTTTAAAACGACGAGCCCGTCGTTCGCATCATCACCGAGTGCGGTCTCCCCAGAGGCGAGCACCCCAATGAGGCGGAGGGACGACGTAATCAGCTTGCGTGCGGTAGTGGCCATATCTGCCTTTCAAGGCGCCGGCTACGACTTGCCAGTCTTTTTCGCTTTTGCGCCCTGAAGAGCCACCTGTGTTTTCACCGGGGCCTGTTTCGGGGCCTCAAGAGGCGCACTCTCTTCCGTTTTGCTGAATGACACCGTCGATGATTCCCGGTTCTCGTCCTCGTCCTCATCGTAGTCAGGGGCAATAAACTTCACGGGGTCAGGCGACTGGATCTCCGTCAAGAGTTCCACCGCTGATGGGGCCGAAGGAGGAGCCTCGACTTTCACCACGACTGGCTCAGGTGTACCGAAGGCAGCGGGGCTATCTCTCCATCCTGGGCCGGCGGCGTCCAGGTCATCCTGTGACGAAAACAATCGATCCCCTTGCGATTGGTGGTACATCCATTGTGAAAAATCAGACACTGCATACTCCTTATTGGCGGCAATCGTGCCGGGTCCGGTCCCTGGGGTGAAGGGAAAGTCGTCGCTTATAATGTCTCCAGCCTAAATTGAGTACAACGCCACCATCAGGGAGGCGGTCGTGCTCGTGCTGTTGACGCGGACGACACACTTTCGGAAGGGCAGGATTGTGCCAGCCACTGCCGTCACCGGGACGATGCGCCCGTTTGAGAGCACCAACTGCAAGACCCCCGCGCCGCCGACATAAATCGCATCGGGCGGCCCTGAGGGGATCGCCGCGGTGTCGCTCTTGGTGATCTCAAAGAGATCGTTGTAATGCGTGAGTGAATCCATAAGGGTGCGCTCCGGATGAACAGGACAGGTGTGACCCCGCCCTGGCACCTAGTTACGTGATGGTCACGACGTTCTTGGAGACGACGTTCCACTTGAACTGTGAGGCCGCTAGTTTCAACGTCGCGCCGACAAACGCGGCAAACGTGCAGGTCGTCTTGGCACCGCCCGTGGCGCCGTCTTTGATGAGGCTCGTGGCCGCAACGAGCCGGTTAATCTCCGCCGCCGAGCCCTTGGTCAGCGTCACCAGCCCCGCAGCGATCGTGATCGCCCCGTCACCGGTAATGGTGGGTTCCACGGTGATATCAGGGAGGGCTGTAACCATAGGTTGTTCTTTTCTGAAGCGTGGGGAGACGCGTGGGGTCTAAACAAGGTGGGGCGCCATATCGCTACGGCGCCCCACTCATGGTGTGTTAAGGAGCGGGAGTGACCGCGTTCAGGCTGACCACGTTCCACTTGCCCTGCTCGGCGACCAGAGTGCAGCTCGCGCCGATAACCGCCGCGAACGTCAGGGTCGTATTCACCGTCGCGGTGCCGTCCCAGATAGTCGTGCCAGTAATGACGTGGGCCGCAGCCGTAGCCGACGTGAACACCATGGTGTCTCCGTCCTGCGCCTTGCTCGGGTCAGCAATCGTGTAGGCGCCGGCCGTGGCCTTGGTCAATTGGTGGAGGCCAGGAGCCACGACGATCGCGCCGTCCTGTCCATAGGAATACAGGCGAGCGGCCGGCTTCACAGAGAAGTCAGACGAGGCGCCCGAAACCGCGTAGGCCAACGTGTCATGCGCGACGGCAAGCGTGCCGAGCTGGCCACGCTGCACCCGGATCGATGGGGTGTTCGTGATATCCAACACGCGCACGTATTCGCTGTCAACGAGGATGAACGAACCGACCACGACACTGGTGCCGCTGGTCAGGACGATCGTGGTGTCCGTAGCGCCGATCGCGCCATTAAGAGTAGTTGCTGTAAGTGCCATGTGAGTCTCCGTCAGAAAAAAGGGTCATTGACCGTGAGGGCCAAAGGCCCCCACGGTCCAGATGAACTAGCCCTGAATGCGACAAGCCAACTCGGGACGCAGTGCCGACCAGCCGTAGAGCACGTCCAAACGGCAGGGGAACTGGTCAGAATTGATGTCGTAAGCACGGATCATGCGCACGGAGATTCCGAGCTGCTTGTCCGACACGCGAGCGGCCATGTCCACGCCGCGGGGCAATGGAAGGTCGGCACACGCCATCGTGAATGCATCCTTGTGGAACGCCAGCGCCGTCGGCGACACCTTGCTCGCATACGCGCTCGCGCTGCCAAACACGGTCACCACGGCGTTGTTGGCCACGCCAGCCGACGCGTTCTGGTTCGCACCAGTAATCACGATCGACGGGCTAATCGAGACCGTCAGGTTGCCCGAACCGTCCGAGGCCGAGTCAGCCGTCACCACGAAGTCCTTGAGGACGCCGATGTCTTCACGCGACTGCGTGTTGACTTCGTTCACGCCGGCGAACTGGATCACGTCACCACGCTTCAGGCGAGTGGCGACCGCAGCCGTCCAGCCATCCGTGATGATCGAGGAACCGGTCTGCGCGGTTGCCGCGTTAGCCAGAGGCGTGCCACCCAGCGCACCGACGGTGTGCGAGGCGCAGTTCTGGTCCATGTAGAAGTCGAACCCGGCCGACGTGCCCATCTTGCCCTTGCGGTACTGAGTGGCGATGTCGTTCGAAGCCTGGAAGAGCCCCTTGAGTGCATCGACCAACGTCGCCTGCATGCGGGGAGTCATCACGATGCTTCGCTGCCCGTCCTGTGGGCACGACGCGTTGTCGAGCTTCACGCCGGCGTCCAGGTAGGTCAGCCACGCGCTTGGCGTGGTGCCAGGGGCTCCGACGAAGTTGGCAATCTGCTTGTACAGCTTCAAGCCGTCGGCGTCCATCTTGTTGGCCACGGTGGAAATCGCCGGCTTCAGGAAGCGCTCGCTGAAGTCGTCAATCGACAGTGCAAGGTCCTGAGAGCTGAAGCTGATATCCACACCGAACTGGGTGTCCAACGTGACGGGCACCTGGGATTCGGTTGCGGCTTCAATCGCCAGCGACTGGCCGGTACGTCCCACGTAACGCGGCGGTTTGCGTACGTTCAGCACGGTCCCAATCTTGGCGCCTTCGACGCCGAACTTGTCATCGAACTGACGGGAGACCTGACGGGTGAACGTCAGGCTGTTTTCGAGAACACGGAGTGCCTCTCGAGTGATCATTGCGATCGTAAGCAGAGTGTTTGATGGGGCTGCCATAATAAAGGCCTCTCTCAACGAGAAAACAAAGAAAGTGGATGCGGCAGCCGATTCCGCGTGAGTAACGGCCAGACAGCGAGTAGAAAATGACGACCCGCTGAGAACGTCAATGGCGACCGTTAGGTCGAAATAGGTCTTACTTTACAGTGCGGCGTCGAACGGCACTCCAGGGAGGAGCGTTGGCGGCAGGTTGGGCCACACAAGACCAGCCCACCGCCAAATAGGGAATCAGCGTCGAGCCATGCGTTCGCGCTCTTCTCTGTTCCTGATCTCACGATACTGGTCGTAAGGCAGGTCGTCAAGTGACACTGTGCTCTGAGCCGACCCAGCGCCGACCGTTTTGGGCGGTGGAGGCAGCTTCGAGGGCTTTGGAGCCGCGGCCCGAGTCGATGTTCCACGTGGAACACCTGGGTCAGCCGACCCAATCTGCGCGATGAGGCGCCCCATGGCCACAAGCTGTGGGGTAGGGGGCAGGCTCGCAATCCGCTCAAGTTCCTCAGGATACTGCGCGAGGTGGTACATCAGGTATGGGCCAGCCTCCTCGTTCATGATGACCGCACGCATGGGCGGTGGAATCACCATGTCCTCAGATTTCGCGATGACATCGTCAAAGTCAGGGATCGATTCTCTGGCGGTCTCGATCCGGGCGAAATGTGCAGAGGTCACCGCGTCATTGGAGGCCCTGGACTGCTGTTCGAAGTGCTGCCGGCGAGCGTATTCGTTCGCACGCCTGGATTCTGCTTCCAGTTCAAATCTCTCGGCTTTGGCTGACCACCGAGCCTGCGCCTTGGTGTATGCCTCAAAGGTGTCGAAGTTATCAGACGACGGCTCTGGTCCCAGTGCCGCTTCGATCGCACGGCTTAGGTCTTCCTGCGGAGGAGCTGGCGGGGCCGTGGGTGCCGGGCGCTCTTCGGCCCTGGCTGGAAACTGATCAGCTTTGAGTGCGTCGAGCTCGCGCTGTAGACGGAGGGCGTATCCCTGCGCATCTGCGGCTTCTCGCTTGGAGGTGTATTTGTCTCGAACAAGCTCGTCGATCCTCGCCTGGATGTCGCGCTTGCGCTCCCTGGTCGGTTTGTCCTGCTTGGGTTTTGCCTCAGGCCCCTCTGCGTCTTCCTGTGCGTCTTCCTGTGTAGACTCTTCAGCCTCGACCGGCTCCTCAGCCTCGACCTGGTCTGCCGGCGCTTCCATAGGCGTCGGCTCTCCTGAAGATGCAGACTCAACCACCGGTGCAGTCCCCGATTTCGGGGCCTCTGCGGCGGCCTGGATAGACTCCATTGAGTCCGTAGTTGACGCGATTACGATATTCGCCATAAGTGACCTGTCGCTCCTTGAACCCTGCGTATTGATGACGCCCCATGAGGGGTCTGGGTGTTATGCGTCATTCCCCGTAGATCGGCTTCTTTTTTGCCCGATCTTCGCGCTCAGCCTCAATCGACTGACGCATCGCTTCGTCTTCGTCCTTCCGTGATGAGAACGCGTGCTCCATCCGCTTCAATGACGAGTCATTCTGAGCCTTCATCTCTGCCAGCATGCGCTGGTTCTCGGTCTTCATCTCCATGATGAGCCGGTCACTCTCGACCCTGGCCCGCACTTCGGCCATGCCAGACTGCGCACGAATCTCTTCGACTTTCGCCCTGGAGGCAGCCTCAATCTGGGCCCGTTGGATATCCGCCTGTGTCTCGGTCTGGGCAATCTGGGCCTGGGCCGCGGACTGTTCCTTCTTCGCCGCCAACGATTGCTGGGCCTCAGTCAGCGCTCCCGTGAGCTGCTGAATCTGTTGCTGCGCCTGCTCCATCTGCTGCTGGATTTCAGGGGGGATCTGTGGCTGTCCTCCCTCAGACTCCTCGAGGAGGTTCGGTGGGACCGTTTTCTTCAGCCTCTTGGCGGCATCTTGCGCCCATGGGGAGTCCATGTTTCCCACCCACAGGTCGCCAATGACTTGCGCCATCGCTGGGTTGGATTGGATCAACTCGCCCATCTGAGCGACCGCTTCCTGTCGCTTTGACGCCCACGATGGGCCAATCGACACAGACACATCGTACTGCCCTTGCGTGAGGTCGTAGACATCCGTTTCGAGTATCCCCTCAGGGAGGGTTTCTCCCTCAGGCATCACGCCCCCTGGGACATGCTGGACCATCCTGGGCTTATCGTCGTGCTCGATAATGCGAACAATCTGCGGTCGTTCGAGCACCTTGGGAATAAGGTCAATAATAATTCGTCCCGTATGGCGAATACCGCGGCCCAGGTTGTCGAGGTAATTGCTGTTCCCGATCTCGCTCTGCTTCTGCTGCGCAAGGATGGCCTTGCCTGACTGCTCTGGTCTGGAGTTACCCAGGCTGGCGTCATAGAACCCAATGGTCGCCTTCAGGTCGTTATCGGCCTGATGAATGAGGGAGGTAATCGCAGAGATCGCGGGGTCAAGTGTCTGACGCTGTGGGGGTGGGGCGAGTTGCCCATTCGCATCCACAGGCTTGTAGATGAGGCGCGAGAAGTTTTTGACGTTGGCCTGATCCCACATGGTCTCGAAGCCTTCGTCTTGCCCATACGCCATGACCCATGGGGCTTTGGGCGCCAGGGCCACGGCTTCGGTGGCCGCGCTAATCCAGAAGTTGTAGGCTCGCTGCGGCTCCCTGGCATCCCTGACCATGCCGCGGTAATCCACGCGTCCATTGAGGTCGATCTCTTCCCCGATCACTGGGACGACGGGTATCCACTTACCAGGCCAGTCAGCGCCTGACGTCTTGTCTTTGTTCCCTTCGAGGATCTTGACCCCGTTAATCAACGAGGTCTTGACCTTCGACACTTTTCTCGTGCGCTCATTGAGGATTTGGTGCGGAGGCAGGGATTTGATGTCGATCGCTGACCCTTCCACCTGCATCCTGATCCCGACTGAATCGGCCTGGAGGGGATTGGGCTCGATGTAGATGTCATAGAGGGTTTCTTCTTCCTCTTCGACATACCAATATTCGGCTATACGGATACCTCCGTTGGGTAGCCAGAGCGGGGTGTCGTCACCGATTGTCGCAAACTCTGAGAGCGAGGCGGGGTCCTGTTTTCCGAACCGATTCTCGTATTCATCATGGCTGAGGTCTTCAACGATGAAACAGAATTTTGCGTCACTGGCGTCAGCCCGTTGCGTACTGGGATCGATGTAGACCGTGAAGGGGTTGCGAATCCGCCTAATGCGGATCACCTGGTCAAAGCTGGTGGGGTCTTCTGAATATTCAGTGACCACGCGCCAAAAACCTCGGCCAATTTTCGCTTGTGAGTCGGCGCCGGTGATGTAGGCCACCTCGGCATCGCTCTCGAGCTCGATATCTCTCACGAGACCCTGTAGGATCTCGGCTGTTTTCATTGTGGCTCCGCCGCCCTTGGGGTTCACCTGGATCGACGGCCTGGAGCCTCGTGCCTGGTTGGTGACCTGGCGAATAAACTGGGGGAGTCGGTTGATCGTGAGGCACGGGCGCCCCTCCGCCGCTCGGTCGGCCTTAATGTCGGCCGGCCACTGCTCGCTTGAAACGAATTCAAGGTCCTCCAGTTGAGAACGGCGCAGATCGCTTTCGGCGTCAGAAACCATCTGAAACCTGTCTCTGGCTAGGCGTAAGAAGGATGCGACCTTCTCCCGCTTGCTCTTCGATTCAGGCGAATCAGACTCAGACCGTGAAACGATTTTCAGGTCCCCGGTGAGCTCTTTGTATGTACCGTTAGCCACTCATTGAGACCGTCTCCAAGACTTGACGGCCTTTATCCGTCAGCCATGACTGGTGCCAGGGCGCACCGCGTGCCCGATCGATATATCCTCGGTCCTGCATCTCTTGGCACTTGCGGGCCAGTGACTTCTCCGAGAATAGGTAAGATGCGTCTTTGAACCGATGCGCTCGCTGAACCGTGTCAGCGATGTCGATAGACGCCATCTTTAAGATATTCATAGACTTACGTCCGTAACCGTTGTCAGTCACAGACGACGGACGGGTCACTGAGGAATTTTCCCTGCGGACAAAGACAGCATGTTAAAAATGCTTTCGACGTCTTTTTTGCTCAGGTCCTGGTCATAGAGAAAGGGAGTGGCGAGTCGGATGAACTCGTCCCGTCCTGCCGAGACCACGTCATCGAGCAAGTCTTGCGGCCAAGACCTCCGTAACACGTTTGCGGTCACAACCGCCCACTGTTGCCGAGAGAACTCGTTAATGACTTCGGGCGAGTCTTGGATAGACACGCCTACTTCTTCTTGCCGCCTGAATCGACTTTGCCGGCCGCGACTGACTTCACCTTAGACATCTTCGATGGCGTACCCGTAAGGGTGATTGTGTGACTCATGTGTGCGCTCCTGTGTTAACTACCGTATGACCGCTGGCCGCCAAACTCAACTCCACCCTGTGGATGGGACTCCGGCCCGGTGCCCATGGCTTCTATTGGAGGTTCCTGAATCTCTTCAGAGGCCTCAACCAACGGGCCCTCAAGCTCTTCTTCTTCAGGGCCTTTCATCTCTGACCCCATGACCTCTGAGATAAACCCAAGGGCTTCTGGCCATGACGCGAAAGCATTCATTTCACTGTCGCCCATCATGGGCAGGCTGTTGCCTCCACCGGATACTGGGGACTTCGTAACGTTGACGACGACGCCACCGTTCGCGGCACGCTCGATCACCACGCGCTCGACTTTCGTCGGACCTTGGCTCTTCCCGCCGGCGCCTTCGGCCATCAATACAATTCCTGTCGGGTCTTTCCTCATCTGCTGCCTCTTCCTATTTTTATCTAAAAGAGCCACCTACGTTTACGAGCTCATCCATTTTTGCTCGACTCCGCGGGATCCTATACCAGCGATGACGCCTAACGCGTCTGTGTCTTTCTTCTTTTCACGCGGGTTCCGGTGCCTAACGGCAAGCGTCCGAAACGCGTCTGACGCGTGTGAAGACCAGTCATGAACTGGTGAGTCCTTGAACTCCCCAGTCTTGTGGCTGAAGTCACGGCGATAGTGACGGAGAGCCTCGATACCAGGCCGCGTCTTTCGCTCGTCAAACCAGCACTTAGAAAAGAATAACCGAGTCGCGTGGATTCCATCCTCTACAGGGATTTTGGGGCACACCTTGAACGGGATGCCTAAAGACTTGGCGACGTCGATGCGCTTCTTACCAGAGGAGTACTCACGTACCTGGATGTCATGTGGAGCCCAATGGTCGCCGTAGACATACCCCTTGTCCTTGAGCATCTTCACGTAGAAAGGAAGTCCCTCGCCACTGGCTTCGAAATAGTCGATCACCCTGACCTCGCCACCGCGGAAGCTTTGGGAGAACCAGATGCAGGTAGAATCTCCCATCCCAATGTCCCAATCTGTGTCCACCGGAAGCAAGAGGTCATACGGCACCTCAGTGAACCGGCCTCCATCCCTTGCGGCAGACAACTCTTTCATGTAGATCGCGCCCTTGATGGCCGCGTCGGTGCTGAGATACCACTCCTGGTCGAATTCGTCCTGGGTCATGAGCCCCTGGAGCACCAGGGACCGATCGTCGGACATGGCTCGCTTGAGGGTCTTGACCGTCGGGCCACCCTCCGTGGCGATCGAGGCGTCAATATCCTGCCAGATACACTCCCACTGGTCTGATTTCTTTCCCTCTTCGTAGGTCCTGTAGAGGTGGTCCTTCCCCTTGACCGTGCCTGCGAAGATGGCGTACCCAAGGTGATCGGCGAGCGCTTTCGAAAGGACTTCAGAAAAGATGCTCGGGGCCTGCTGGCTGTATTCGTCGAACGAAAGACCAGAGAAACCAGGCCCTCGTAGCGAGTCTGGCGAGTCAGCGCCAAATAACTGGAACCGAGATCCGTTCGGATATCTCACTAGGAGTTCGGCTTCGTTGTACGTGGCGCCTGTGCCGGCCGAGTAGTACTTCACCATGTCCCATGCCACCATCTTGGCCTGGACACGCGTCGGCATCACATGCCCATAGAACCGATTACGCAGCAGGGGGGCAATTTCTTTATCGGTGAGCTCTGGCATCAATGACCTGATACGCTCACGCTCCCAGTTGTCATCCAGGGCCGCTCGCTGGTGGTGATTGATGATGCCCGTGGTCTTGCCGGCACGCCGGTGCAAGATGGCAGAAATCCACCGCTTCTTGGTGTTATGAATGCGCATCGCCCACTTACGCGGGGCGTACGGGATTTCTATGACTCGTCCGTTTTCCATGTAATCGTGACGTTGCCGTCATGCTCAACCTTGTCCGAAGGTTTGCCGTCGATGTAATGGGCTGCGAGCTGCAGGTACTGGAACGAGTAGGGGGGCTTCGCGCTAAGGCCATCCTCGAGGGCCTTGCGAAGCATGGCCGGGTCCTCAGTGGCTATGTCTTTGAAGATCTTTTTTAGGGACGCCTTGAATGAAGGCGGGACGATATTCTTCGTCCCTTTGGGACGACCGCGCCCTTTATGATTGAGCTCCCCGATCTTAGATGCCCGTGCCATAAACAGATCATGGCAAAGAATACGGGCCTATTCAAACGTCTATCCGCCCATAATCTGCAGAGGAGCGCCATGGACCAATGACAGGTCCTTCAAATACCGATGGGAGATCCATTCGATAGACTCTGGGTCAACGATGAGCGTGTTCCCCTGTAGCCTCGCCCCAGCGAACCACTGGAAACGGTCGTACTGGTTCAGGACGCCGAATCGGTCCAAGAGGCTCTCGAGGGCGTCGTCACAGGCCGGCACCACCTTCGGGGCCACGTCAGGTTCATCCTCCCATCGTCTCGCGTTGATCCACGTCGCCATATAAGGGATGAACGTCTTGTCTTTCCACTCCAGACGCTGCCACGCGAGCGCCTCAAGCACTTTATCGAGTGGAGGCCTTTGGCGTATCCACGCCTTATGAGCCGCCTCCTTCGCCTTCTTCCTCGGATAGGCGTCGTAGGCCACGATGAAATCTTCAGGACTCCCAAGAATCTGCTGTCCGCACGCATGGCAACACTTGCCCATCAGTCTCCCCTCCTTATGTCACGCTCGCGCCCTTGATACTTTGCGCAAACTTTTCTAGCCACCCAAGGCGTCTACCCTCTCCCGGTAAGGAGACGTATACTCAGACAAACGGTCGAACATCGCATCGCTGGGCCAAATATCCCCAATAGGAGCGCGGCCTGGGACCCACACAGACCAGACGCACGATACCGAGTCGGTTGACCATTTGCCCGTCTTCTGGCTCCGCATGTGCGCAAACCGTGGGCACCACAGGGTCGCCGTGGGTGGGTGGTCGCGAAAGAACGAACGCCCCAGCCCAAGTGTTTTGTGCGGCTCCCGTAACGTCGCACGGTGATACGTCGCGACTGAGTGTAAACCATCAACCGCCAAATTCAAACACGATAATGCGGCTGAGAATGGATAATTTGTGACCTCCCAGTCGTACACCAGCCCCCCTCGCAGGTCAGGCGAGGTCGCGTCCCTGGTAGAGACGTTCCATTGAGGGTCCAGGTCGTTTTGGAATACCGATGCCACAGACAGTTCAGCGTGGAGTACACTCGCGATATCTCCGGCGCCGGCACAGGGCTCTAAGATTCTCCCAGCGATTGGGAACCCGTGCTCACGGCATACTGACAATAGCCATTCGGTGAATGGCGCCGGAGTCGGATAAAACTCAAATGCTGATTTGCGCATTTTTTTTTCTTTTTCCCCCACTTCCCCTATTGTTTTCCACCATTTCCCCCCTATGGAGGGAATAGCCAGGTGGAGAGCCCAACAGGACAGCGTTCTCCCAAGGGAAACCGCAATCCTGAGGTGAGGTTCAGCCATAACGGAGCCGCCCTTTTCAAGACACCAGCTACGCGTAACGACACGCACTGGATGGCATCAGACTCTACCGCTGTCGTACAGCGCCACCGCGGCCTCTAATGCTCCAGCCATGCCCTCGCGGTTCCAGTAGGGCCGTATCACGATTCAGAAGCCTGGCGGTTACCCCTCCACTCCCTCACCGAGCGCATAGTATGCACATAAAATAAATCCCAAGTCAATGGGCTGGTCGCGACTTGCCCATGAGATACTCGACACATGACAGCCTACACCCCCCAGCAGCGAAGAGCTCGCTATGCCGCATACAAGGCAAAGTCCATTTGCCCGAACTGCTCATCTCCGGTAATGCCAGGGAAAGCACGCTGCAAACAGTGTCTCCGCAAAGGGGCAGCCTATGCTGCGGTAAGGCGTAGCCATTCTAATGCATCACTCGTGGGTTGTATGCCATCTTGCTGAGATACGTGGTGTCCCCGATCTCTTGGATCATCGCTGAGATAATCTTCTCAGTACCTTCCACGTCTCCGGGGGCCGACATGGCGAGACGCAGTGACTCGCTCGCCCCACAAAAGTAGAAGGCGCGGAACGCCTCGATCGTGTGTGGGCTGGGAGGGGACAACTGGTCCTTATCCGCCTCAAGAGCGCCGTTAATCATTCGGTTAAATTTTTCATTCAAATAACTTGTTGGCATGCGAGTCATTGTAGCATGTCGTGACTTCTGTGATACGATCGCCGTGTCGAGAATCATCTCGAAGGAGGTTTTTAGTTTTATGGTCCAGAAAAAGTCGAAATACCCGCACCCGCACCCTATCCTGGGAATCCGTACGCAGTCGAGAATTTCACTGCGCGACCTCGGCCGCGAAGCTGGGATTGATTTCCGCCGGCTCTCCCTTGTGGAGAAGGGGTTCACGACGGAAGAATGCGGGAAACTCGCGAATGCGCTGACCGCGCTGAGTGGCGCCCGTGTGTCAAAGTCCAGTCTGTCGGCATAGAAAGAGGGGAAGATGTTTGGTTCACTTGGGATAACGGAGTTGCTCGTGATCGGCGGGGTCGCGCTGTTGATTTTTGGCCCGTCTCAGTTGCCAAAGTTCGGGCGGTCACTGGGGTCTACGATCAAGGAGTTCAGGGCCGCAGGCAAGCAGCTCCAGGGCGACCCAGATGACATCAACAATGAGCTCGGCCGGTGACCTTTTTGCGGGGCGTACTTGTAGCGTTACTGCTATTGGTGGTGCCATCAGTTGCCTCGGCTCAATGCAAGAATAAGGACTATGTCTGTCTTGATGTCTATGCGAAGGTGATGCGCCAGGCGCCTGTGCAAAAAACGGCTCCAGTGCGACCTGGACTGACTGACTTCGAGATCGCGGAAGTGAAGCGTATGCTCCGCAAGGAGCGTGTGAGGAGGTCTCTTAGGCCCGTGCTGTTGTTGCCTTTTGTGGTGGCTCGGTTGTGAGTTTGTCAGATCGTCTTCGACCTAATGTGGAAGCGGCCCCGTGGGTCGTTGAGGAATTGAAACTGTTGGAGCGAGAGATGATCCACTTGTCGCTGCGAGCCGAAGGCGCGGAGCATGAACTTGATAAGGCGCTAACTAAGGTCGCCACGCTGGAGCAGGAGATCGACCAGCTGAGATCAATGGGAGTTATCAATAATGAGCCAGCAAGGTAAGCCACTCCAGCATCGCCGTACGACAGCGCAGGAGCGATTCACGCGCAAGATGCGCTTATTGGGTCGAGACCCCATGCCCCTGCGACTGCAGACCATTGACCCGGCCAAGGTTGTAGTGGCCGTCCGCGCATTTGAGGCACAGATGCAGAGCAATCTGGCTAACCTGGAGGCGAAGCGATGACTGGCAACACATTCCTCCACAAAGTCGCCCAGCGGATATGGGATGACGCCGACAGGAAGCGGCGTGAGCAGCAGCGGTATGTGCTAGAGGGGCGTGATGTCCCGGTGGTTTTGGCCTCACTGACGGCCACGATCGAGGCCCAGCAGCAGGAGATCGAGCGGCTGAAGGCTGAGCACGACGAACTGAAGGAAGAACTCAAAAAGTGGCACTGCTGGAATGATTAGGAGGCGAATCGATGACGCCGGAAATTACATGGGAAGAATTGAATGCGTTAAAAGCCGAGCGCGACCGCTACAAGGCTGAAGTCGAGTGGGTGACGGCAGAGAACGCTGCGCTACGATCCTATGACGCACAGACCGTCACGATAGAGCGACTGAAAAGAGAAGTTAAGGAGTGGCGCGATCTATTTGACATAGCGTTGCGGGAGACGAAGCTATGACACCAGAGCAGGAAGCGATTATTGCGTTGATCGACCGCTGCTTAGAGCGCGGTGACACGATTCAGACGCAGCAGCAGGAGATCGGGCGGCTGAAGGCAGACGCCCTTGACCACGACTGCCCGACATTCCCTCTCTGCCCTGCTCACACTGATACGTGGACACCATACCAAGCGCCCGACTGCCCCTACTGTGACCTTGCCGCCCTGCGCCCCCAAGTGACGGCACTGGAAGGGGAGGTGTCTCGTCTTAAAGCGGAAACCGTGAGCGCCGAAGAACGCGATCAATGGCAGGCTGAAACCGAGCAGCTGACGGCACGGTGGGCGAAGTTGAAGAAGTGGGTGGCGGCACAAGGTGACTCAGCCTACGCCCCGGTTTTGAGCCATATGGCGTATGTAGACGTGTACATGGCAATAGCTGAACTGGAGGCGAAGCGATGACGCCCACCTGTTCGACGTGCCGACACTGGTGCCACGGAACCAGCGAAGGTGAGAAGATGCGAGCGGCGTATATCGCGAACCGGTGGAGGGCGTCCTGCGGGAAGGCCGATGCGTTCCACGATATGGCAGACATTGTTCTCAACGGAGACGCCTTCGTAGACACGTTTGAGATGGACACCCCGCCGGATTTCGGGTGTGCGTTGCATGAACCAGAGGAGGCGAAGCGATGAGCATACGAGATAGCGACGATATCCCGGTGCCGACACGGGTGGCACGCGAGTGCAGTGATCGCCGTGGCGACTGGGACTATGACATCGACGGCGAGGTGAACGTGACAGACTGCCTCCGCGAACTGGCGAAACGCATCGATAGACTGGAGGCTAAGCAATGACGGGTGTTTTGATGAAGGGGAAACTCATTACATGTAGGAGTCCATTCGTCAGTGATAGTCCGCATTATGGGCGCGAACATGCCGTGTCGATGTCTCCAACGAAGTTTGATCGTCGGTGTAGTACAACCATACATCACGATGAGAAGGCGTGCCATGTGGTGCTCTGTGACGACCGTGATGCAGCGTCGTGCCCGTCGCCGCTTCGGGATTATTCGTAATGGCGCGTGTGTATGTGTGCGAGTGCGGAACGTGCAACCGATGCAAGAGTCGGATGCGGTATCAGCACAGGGCAAAGAGCATCGAACGAACAAACGGCACCCGCGCTCTCCCCAGTGATCAACCTTCAGTCGAGGAAGAGGTTGACTGCATAGATCGACGGTTACGAGAGATTGACGCAGAGAAAAGGTCGCTGCGTTTTGCCTGGAAAGGATAGTTTGCCTAAAGGAGGCAAAAGTGGTGAAGGACGTTAAAGTTAAGTTATGGCATGTGCTTGACGATGTGGCCTGCCGGTCATGCGGTGTCAAGATGGAGTATGCGAACGACCCGTCAATGTCTGACGGCGTGTCGATCGTGACATGCCGTGTGTGTGAGCGTGCATACACATTCAGGCAGCCGTCTGTGGACGCACTTGAGATAGCGTTTGGTCAGGTGAAGGGCTTATTCCTTGGCGATAAACCGTAGATCATTCCTCGCGGCCCTGGCCGCCGGCGTGGCCGCCCTGGCACTCGACCCAGAGAAGGCGCCCTGGGTGCCTGGGCAGAAGACGATCTTCTTGCCGACGCAGACGATCTACGACCCGGCCCCCGCCGGGAATTACTGCCTGACGATTGATTAGGTCACGCGTGAGGCCCTGAAGGTATTAAAAAACCAGCTCATGATGTCCGATAGGATCTGCTATTCCAAATTCGGTGACATCGCTGGCGCTAAATTCACAGTGGGTGTGCGTGTGCGCACAGCCAGGACGATTTAAAGGACAGCGACGATGACCAAAGTGTACGGGTTGATTGATTCTACGATTGCGGTATCTGGTGATTTCGCTTGCGAGTTCGACTATGACCGCGAAGAGGGCCCAGTGCAGATGCGCCTGTCCGATGGGACCGAGCTCGAGATCAAGATTTGCGATCTCGAGATATGGCGCATCGCCCTCCTGAAACATGGAACGCTCTTGGTGCGAATTGACAAATGCCCAAAAGAGAGCGACTTTCAATACTCAGACATCGCGTGGTTCGACCGCGGAATTTTTGGGTGTTCGATCACGCCTAGCACGTCTTCGTTTGTCACGGGTAGAGACCTCGGAGACGAGAACGGACAATAGCGATGAAAACATATTGGCCTGGGCATGGATCGTGTGCAGGGTGGGTCTGGTTCCGATGGCTTCGGCCGTCGAAGCAGCACCATTGGGTTGAGGCAAAACACATCGCAAGCCATATCCCAGGGGTGTTACCATTCTCTATCTGCTCGAAGTGTTGCGCGACGAAGACGTGATCGCCCTATGACTACCCATCCTTGCGCTATTTGCGGCCAAGATACTAACACTGACGCCCCGGTATGTAATCGCCTCATGTGTATCGCGCAGTTCGCTGGCCTGTCTACTGTAGACAAGCTGTTCATGTTAGACGAATGGCGGAAGCAGGATCCCATGGAGATCTTAGACGAAGACGCGAACCGTAGTGCCGGCGGGTGGAACATCCCGGTCCACCCGGCGCCAACCTGGCTATCCCCGGCAAAGATGTGCCGACGCACGTTCCGGCACCCTGTCCCACGGGACTGAATACCGGAGACCCTTACGCACGTCACGTCCCGCGGATAACGCTGTTCTGCTTCGCCGCGGACAAAGAGGTGGAAACAGCAAAAAACCCTCACCGTGACATAGATAGTTTACACCGCATTGGATACGATACACAGCATGGATAACCACGATAGAATACGCGACCCTGAAATGGACAATGACGACGAGCCTATTGATCATGACGTCGTACTCGACCTGGCGTTGACGCTCGCTAGCCACCTTACTAAAGTCCGTAAATCTAACGCGCAAGCCGCATGCATTTGTGCGGCCGTCATGTGCTCGCTCAATGCGGAACGATTCGGCCCTGAAGGTGAATTCCTTGACGACATGGCCGACCTGGCCTCTGATGCCATTAAGCTCATCGCAGAGCAGTTCCCGTCACTCAGTAGAACGACGCATTAAGCATCAAGTTCGTTTTGCCGCCGCAGGAGTCATCCCAGTCCGCTCGGCCACGGCAGCGATGTTCAGTCATCATGAGTGTTCATTAATAATGAACAGGATCATATTACTGAACGTGTCATAATGAAGCCTCCCCTAGACGTTAATCCAGTACGGCGCTGGGCCGTCTCCACATGACGGGAGTCGCCCTCTCAGCAGGTTCGATTCCTGCACGTCTCGGGCATATTCACTCTTAAAACCTATTGACCCGGGCCAGTCGTGACAGTATACTCGTGCGCATGGCACATCCAAACGTCGTATTAGAAACAGTCAACGTAGAACGCGTATTCAAATTTTTCACGCACATTCGACTGGCGCTCGTGAGTGACCCCAATCTCCAGGATCTCCTGGACCTGAAAGATAGCGAAGAAGCATCACGCGTGCTTGGGGATTTCTTTTTTGCGATGATCTACTCCGCGGTCAGCTTCCGAGATACGATGATGCATACAGCGATGGGAACGAAGCAAACAGACGAGAGTAACAGCCTATGTCGGAAGGCGTCTGAGGACGCGGCCAGCGCCATCGACGCCTGCCTCGTGTTCCCGCGCTTGCCGACCGGCCCCGTCCAGTGACCATGGCCTCCCTGTGTTTCCTGTGCGCAACATTAAGTGGCGCACAGATTCTTATGCGCAAGTCATGACACCGTGGTAGAATGACCGTATGATGATTGACCGAGACCCTGATGGGCCGTTTGCTGAAGCGCTCTTAGCGGATGGGTTCGAAGACGCGTTCATGGGCTATGGGTTCCAGTTCACCCATGCCGTGGCGGTCTACGACATCCTCAAGTGCATCTATATCTTGGTCGAGCGAGACGGGATGGACCACGAAGAAGCCTGGGAGTACTTTGACTTCAACGTGACCGGCGCCTGGGTGGGCGATCACACGCCGATCTTTATGTGGCGCCACGAAGACATGGAGACGCCAGATGACGTCGCGTAAGTGCTCGCCTGGCGTGCGTCCTACGTGATCCCGTCACCACTCCCTTCGAGAATGCCTTGTCTTACCAGATTTTAGTCGCGACCAGGCCCACGATCCGCGCTATACTGGCGCCATGAGACAGCCTCTTTTTTCAGACCGTGTTCTGCGTACCATGTTCAACGTGTTGTTCATGATCTCCTTAGGGCTGACCTTAGGGCTGACCTTCGTGCTCCTCCCAGGGGCTGTGGAGCACGTTCTCGCGCCGGACGTCGCACCCGATGCCGCCCTCGAAGGCCTCCTGGTTGACGCCGTCACAGGAGACACGACCTTCACCGGAGCCCTCACGATCGCCTCCTCCGCCTCGATCTTGATCACGCTCAAGTCCGATGGGAAGACACTCTGCATCAAACCGACCGTCAGGGAACTTCGATGCCACACACTCGACGAGTGGATTGAGGGTGACCGCCTGAATGACGGGAGGTAACCAGGGAGTGTCCCTGTGTCCCGCCTATATATATGCGGGACACTGGGACACACTGTCCCTGGGACACTGGCGGGACACTCCGGGACACAGGGATACTACGATCGCCGTGTAATTTTTACACGCATTCTCTGTATACAGGGAAATCAGGATTCTACCTGGATGCGTGTCATCACCTCGACGTGTTCCCACAACCGGGTGATCTCAAGATCCTGGGCCTCCATGTGATCTACGATCGCGTTGAGACGATCCCAGGCGCGTTCCTGCTGTTCGTCGTCATCTCGAGCCAGCACACACCGTACCTCGTGGATCGCGGCCTGCAACGCTGGCTTCCCTAATATGCGAGGCATTATTTCTCCCTCCCCAGGTCCGCCTGGATCCGCTCCGCATACACGCTCTCGGCCTCTCCGTCGCCCATGGCACGCGCATCTGTCGAAGACACGAACTGGATCAGCCCGTGTGGGTCCGTATCGCCGTCGTAGAACACCATCACCGGCTTCAGCCAATTCACCGGGCAGGAATGCTCCTCGTAGTAGAAGGCATGACGGTCCTCCTCAGGCACCAGCGGGTCAGCCGGCTCGTATCGCCTCCCAGGCACCACGAAGTAGACCGGCTTGGCCTGGGGATCCAACCGCAGCACATCGGCGGTCTTGACCATGCGGCCTTCGAGACGTGTCACCTCAACCTCGTAGGGCGTCAAGCGCAGCCCATACTGCCCCCCGCAGCTCTCGCAATACCAGGCAGTCTCAAGGGACCGACCTAGTACATGGTCCACCGCGCCGGCATCCTCCCCGCAATGGGGACACACCGCGTAGGTTTTCGTGCGGCATGCGGTATAGGTTTTGGAGTGGAGGTCATCCATCACTGCTCCACCACAAGCATCATATTGCGGCCCGTGACCTGGTACAACATGCGCTCCACCCATGCCTTCTTCCCCAATAACGGCTCAGACAGCACCGACTGGCCAGGGCCAAAAGACAAGACCACCTCATCCCCCAACACCTGGATGCGCTGCGCTTGCGCAAACACCAAAGCATAGAACACAGGGCTCACGGAGCGTACCTCGCACAAAAGAGCCTGGGTCAACTCATCATTCTCGTGCTGGCTTCGATATTCAGACATTACTGCTCCCTACGAGCCCCCATCATGGCATCCGCCAGGCCATACGCGCCACGCGCCACCGCCGGCAAGTCTTCACGGCATAACTGGCCCAACTCTGCGCCCCCCACAATCCCAGATACGACCGCGGCCGCAAAGTAGTCCCGAATGGTCACCCCAGATCCCCAATTCGACGCAAATGCTGGACCCCCGGTCGCCGGCGTCCTTGTCACTTCACTCATATCCCCTCCACTCGATACTCATACAACCCCTTGGACACATATCGGCGATCCACCGAGTAGCCCCCAAACCGGTCCTTCCGCAAATCGCGCAGACGAGCCGAAACCGACGCCTCAGGCGCCTGAGACTCCCGCGCAATCTGTGACAACGACCGCCACCGGCCGTCCCGCACCACCAGCCGAACACGGTCAATCTGCGCCGTTAACCGCGCCCCATCACGCGCCAACTCGAACGTCTCCCCGTCAAACGACTGCACCGGATCCGACCCCTCAAGAAACCCAGGTAAAAATGGTGTCATCGCTCCCCCCTCTGAACCGTGCCCTTTGGCGCCTCATCATGCTCTAACGTCACCTTGAACGACATGCCGGCCGCCTCGTGGTAAATCACCACGCCCTCCGGCTCCAGATACCCAGGCACGGCCCGAGACCCCTGAGATTCGAGGTCGTACAGCTCGTCCAACACCGCCTCCGTGCGGAACAACCCGCGGTACAACACCGGGACCACCGAACAGCACGCCGGCGCCTCACCGGGATACGTCTCGAGATCGCGCCCAGGGCCCCACCGGTGCGTGTTGAACAGGCTGAACCGACGCCCCTCCAACCCATACCCGCGCTGGATCTTGTGGCCCCACCACTCCCCAAAATGGCGCCCCTCGCCCAACTCGAACAACTCGTGCGCATGCACCGACGCCCACGCCGCAAACCCGAAATTGTCCTGCGCCACCGTCAGATACCGCGTCCGAGACCCCGCATACAACATCATCCCGTCACGAGTCGCCAACGGACCATCCGATAGATCACCCGCAAAGACCCCCGTCGGGTGCAACGCCTCAGGACAAATGTAAATCTGCGCATTCGTCCCATCCAACTTCTCGGTGATCACACACGGCCGCAATAACCGTGATAGCTTCGGAAATCCCTCAAACTGCATCATGCCTCTCCTCCCCACATATCGCCGCCAATAAACACGCCGCCAAGACCCGCTCCTCCCACTGGCCATACCCAGGGTCCCGATCAATCTCCTTCGCCTCCGCCGCATCCCACGGCACCCCCGTTGCCCACCACGATGAGACATACGGCGCCTCATCAGGACGGAACAATTCTAACCGTGGCATCGCCACAGACACCCCCAGACAACACTCATCAAATTGACTCGCCCGATGACACAAAAAGACCGGCAACCCACCCGACCGCGCACGATCATACGCCCCACGAGCGCTCCGGATCCACATCGCACGCTCCAATGACAATCGCTTCCGTCTGTCCATGCCCCACATTCTATCATATGTCACGACGCTTTTCCCACAGCAGTGCTGGGAATTGAGGACCTATTAGTATACGGGTCCCGTCCGATTGGTCCAGGGATCAAGGGGGGGGGTGGGGTCTGGGGAAAGTGGAAGGGGGGGCTAATAGGTGGGTGGTTGTGGCGGTGAATGGTGGTGGTGATGGTGGCAGGTGGAGGAAGGAAGGGGGCGAGCGGTGGACGGTGGACGATGGCCCGACGTGTGGACGGTGGACGATGGCAGGGTGCTGGCCCAGCTGCATCGAGCTGGTGGCGTGGCGTGGCGCGGCGAGGGTGAAGGGTCGGAGGGTCGGTCGGTCGTCTCTCTGGCGTAGTGTGGTGGGGCTGGAGCGTGGCGCGTGGCGTGGCGCGGATGGGTGGGCTGATGGAGCTAAGGTCGGCAGTAGCTGGCAGGGTTTCGGGATCTCGGGATGGGGCGAAGGAAAAACGGCAATGCGCCACGCGGATCAGATCGGGGCAATGAATGCGGGGGCCGGCTGATCGTACAGCATGGCGAAGTGCCGGCGTTCCGAAGTGGCCGGCATCGGGGGCAAAGGTGGGCGGTCGGTGGCGCTGTCTGGGGCGTCCAGTTGGACGGTGGGCAGGATGGGCAGGGGCAGACGTGCAAACGCCCCGCAGCGGCGTCGGGCCAGTCCTGCAGGGCGTTGGGGTCGGTGGGTCGGTCAGTCGTCCAGTCGGGTGAGCGGGTCGCCGCAGTCCTCGCAGACGTAGTCGGTTTCCTCGTATGGAGGTCCGGCGCAGTCGTAGTCGAAGCAGTCGCCGCGACCGTCTGGCCCTTCGCCGACGTTGCCGAAGCGTTCTCTTGCGTCCCATTCATCCGGCATACATGCGCGGCAGAAATCGACGGGGTTGCTGGCGGAGTCGTAGATGCGTGGCATTAGCGGCCCCCTTCGTCGTCTGAGTAGCTCTTAAGCTCGTCAGTGCGGTCGGCTTCGAGGCGTGCGGGCTGCGTGTCTTCGCAGACGTGTGCTAGCACCGTGGACTCATACAGGTCGCGGACCTGTGTCCCGCAGTCCGGGCACTTGCCCCAGTTGTCGTACATGCCGATGTATCGACGGGCGTGGCCCTCGCTCAGCATCAGCTCGCGCACTCGGGTCTTGAGTTGGTCGGGCGTCCATGGCATCAGCGTCGCCTCCGTGGTTGCGCGACTGCCCAGACGATGACGCCGACGCAGATCACGCCGACGCCCAGCCAGACGACGAGGCCGAGCTGCATGGCAAGGTCTTGGGTCATAGCTAAAATCCCTCCGCTTCGATATCCGTGCGACGGTCTGCGTGGAGCGCGGCGACCTGTCCGACGAGCCGGATCGCTTGTCGGGCGGTTGTCGGCACTGCGACCTTGCGCTCAAGTACAAAATCAAACGGGTCCATGAGAATGTCAGCGATCTGGGCGTCTTCGTACGACTCAACGATCATGTCCCAGCCGCCCGAGTTGTAGTTGGCGTCTGCGTGGGCCTTCACAGCGGCGATCAAGTCAGTCAGTTCCATGTGCCTCTCCCTCTCAAAAGTTAACGAGCCATAGGTATAACACCGGGGGCTAATCGGATGCAAGATCGGCCAATGCTCTGGCGACGACGATCAGCACGACGGCGGCAAGGACGATGGTCCATAGGGTTTCCATTCGGGCCTCAGTGCGCCGGAATAAATACACTTTTTGCCGTGCCAGATCCCGAACACAGCAAGCAAGCAAAGCACACCGTGCGCCGCCCCGCCTCCTTGCTGGCCGGACACATCACCGCGCCGGGATCCGTGTCTGCGATGGCGTACGTGCGCCAGCCGTTCGCCCTGGCGATCTCAGTCTCGGCTGGGTTGTCCGTGGATGCCATGCAGGTCGAGCGCAGATCGGGACGCTGCCGCCATCGGTGGGTATAGCCGGTCGATCTGCCGCTGGACAAGGCCAGCGCACGAGTGATCGCCGACGGTGGTAGCGCACCCGGATCGCCGTACGCTCCCAGCCGGATGGGAAGCTCCCGACGACCGGCGATATCGAAGGGCAGATAGACGCCCCGCTGATAGGTCCGCCAGACCGACGTAGGAGCTTCGTGGACGCCCACGTAGCATCGACGGACACCTGCCGCCTTGAAGAGCGTAGGACGATGGGAACACGCGCCGCAGATGCCTTTATCCTCGCCGGTCTGGATGGCTGCGTATGGATGCACATCACGCGCAAGGATCCACAGCTGCAGCATCGGGCCGGTTTTCATATTCCCCGATGGACACCCGACGAGGCCGGTCACAATGCCCACAATGGGCGTTCGGTCGATTCTGCTAGCACCGTCGTAAACGATCATCGCTCCCCCGGTTCTGTATCGTCGATCCCGATCACACATCCGGCGACCATCATGCCGCACAGCCAAATCCCAACGCAGACCAAAATTAATACCGTCATCGCGTCCCCTCCTGCGCTGCCGCCAGCATAAACGAGTCAGATGTGACAATCGAAACCTTCAATCGAGTCATAAGCAAAACCTCCAGCGGCGATTATATGCGAAGCGGCCTAGAATGACAATGGCCCGGAGGACCGAAGCCCCCGAGCCATTCGCCAGGGCGAAGACCGGCCACGACCGTCAGCCGAAAACGACCTCACCGAAGAAACCCACCTGCACGATCAGATCGTAATCGTCCGCGTCGAAGTCGTGGCCCCCAGATGGGATCCGCATAATCTGCCCCACCAAGTTGGGGAACTTCCCAGCCGCAGCGATCACCTGAAGCCCACGCAGCACCGTGGCTGGCGTGATGTCGCCGGTAGCAAATCCCAGTTCAGATCTGAAGTACGCACCGTCAAACGGCTGGTACGTCTCTGCGTCAAACGGTTTAATCATGGCGACCACGTCCAACTCGTCATTCCGCACAATCGAATTACACGCCAGCCAGAACGCAGACCCACCCTCCACCGCGCCGGTCAAGATCTCGCGCAGCACCGAATCAGGAACCGTAAACCCCACCGTGACCATATTCGACATACTCACCCCCAAACGAAAAAACGGAGCGACCAAGGCCAACCCCCAGTCGCTCCGCGCAGTCTAGCATGCGAGACGGCTCCGCTACCAGCCCCCCTCCTCAGATCCATCCTCGTCGTACATCGGCTCATCCAGTTCACGCGGATCCCCCTGCCCCGAAGGACCGTAGCCGCACTGGTCCCGGAATCCACTCACCGCACAGGATCGGCACATGATTCCAGCATACTCACCAAAGCTGTATTGCTCGTCGATGCCGTTAGACTTCTCCTGGCACTTCGGACACGCCGGAATCCATGATCACGTTCAACTGCCGATAGTAGCTCTCGCTCCGCATCTAAAAATCCTCCAGCGAATACTCACCAACGGGATTACCGTTGATGTCCCGAAGCGGACCACCCACGATCCCGCGCTCCATCCGCCCAGCCGTCTCGCGCAGAATCCGACCCAGTTCGTCTATCGTCTCGTCTATCGTCTCGCCGAACGCCGCGTTATCCGTCTCGATCTTCAGTTTGAACATCAGCAAAACCCCCAAAAAGAGCCTACTACAAAGCCGTCTCGCATGCAATGTCGGCTCCCGCCTGTGACAACCAGACACTTTCCCTAACGAATTACGACGGTGGCGCGATGGCCGTCTCGCATGGTTTCGGTCCCCACGGGTCCTCACTGGTTTTCGAGGGTGAAAATATTACACGCCATTGGTCGGTCCGCCAGCTTCCTTTCGAATCCCGGTCCCACTGATTTTACGTGTTTTCGCTGGGCTTTTTGCGGGTTCGAATCGAGTCAGGAGGTGGGTCTGGTTCCGGCCAGTATTTGTCTGCGAGTGTTTGGACCTGATGCAGGAAGGATTGGGTGGCGAGGAGGTTGCGGTGGAGGGCTTTGGGGGCGAGTCTGAGCGTGATGGATGCGGAGGTATGCACGGTAAGAAACTCAATGAGGTTTGGGATGCCATCGGGGGCGCGTCCCAGCGGGATTTCCAGCAACGGGCGTCCTTCTGGGGTGCTGCGGTGGACGACGGTGTGTCCGTCGGAGGCGTAGGTCCCGGCGGGATACGCGTCTCCGGCCTCGTGTTCGGCGATGAAGACGGCGCCGGTGAGATCCATGACATCGGGCCAGCCCCCGTCATTGACCTCATCCGCCCAGAGCGTCACGGTGTGGCTGGTGGCTGCAGTGGTGGGGACGCTTGTGCGGGTGTTGGGGTCCCATGGGGGCTGCTGCTGATACCCCAGGTCGAGAAATGGACGTACGTGCTGACGCAGAACGGTGACGCTGACGCTTGATCTATCTCCCATTTGGTGTCTCCTTCGTGTGGATCCCGGCGACGACGTATTGAAGATCAGGGGTCCCGTGAACATCGACCCAGCCCCATGCCTCCGACTGGGTGCCGAACGACCCGTAGATCGCCCCGTGGATGTCTCGCACCTGATGGACGAGGGCCGACTGAGAACTCAGCAGGGCCTCAACGGCGTCTTGCCATGCTCTCTGGCTGGCCGTATCGGGTGAGGGGTCTTGGAGTCCCATCGTGGGTCCCATGGAGGAGTTGATAATCGCGTAGGGGATGCCCATCGCGGCGACCGATTCGTACAGCCCCCACTCGATGTATCGCAGGTCGGTGGTCGGGTCCTGCCACTCGGCGTCGTAGGTGGCGAGGGTGATGACGACGGTGAGGGTCTTCAAAAGTTACTCCAGTCGCCGCAGCGGCGGCAGATACGAGTGACGCGTCCAGTGGGACGCCATGAGTGCCAGCGGGTTGGACGGACCCAGCGGAACCAGACAAAACCGGCGCAGGGGGCGTATCTCATGCGGTCCCCCACGTCTCTTCGATCTCTTCGAAGCTGGATTTCCATTCGGCAGACGACTCACTGCCGTCGTGCGCCTGTTGCAGTTCGTACGCGAGGTCGCGGAGGGACTCATCGAGTCCCAAGCGTTCAAGCAGCACCCGTTGCTGGTCGGCAGTCCCGTCCACCCCCTCGTTCTCCTCGTACATCGAGAGGTACTCCGACTCGACGACGCTGAACCTCGGCAGGTCGGCTCCCGGCGCGAGACAGCCCAAGGCGCAGCCGGTGCGCCGGTCAGGGTTCCAGTAGGTGCAGCCCTCGGTGGGGGTTACTGCCCGTTCCCAATGCTGGGCTTCCATCCGATCCCGAATCGCAGCCAGCAGAGCGTTGCGCGTGGTGTAGGTGCGTCTCATAAATGCGCCTCCAGCCATTGCAGCCGGTGCAGTTCTACCGCCAGCGTTTCGAGTTCGGCGAAAGAGACCACCAGTGCGTATTCCCGGCTGCGCTGACCAGCCAGCGCGGTGCGGCAGATTTCGACCTGGGCTTCGGTCAGCCCCAGCCGTGCCTTCAGGGAATCGCCGATCCCCATGACCAGTCGGTTCGCCTCGGCCATGCGCTCAAGATTCCGATCCGCCCGTGAGACGTAGCCGGGGTGGTGGATCGTGCAGAATCCACCCTTCACCGCTCGTTTCGAGCAGGGCCGAACACCGCGCATGTCGTAGACCTTGTGTGTGCAGGTGTCCATTCAGTCCTCCTCCCAGTACATGCGACCATCCGTCCATTCGTCGATGTCGCTGTCGGTGCAGTCGATGATCAGGTCCTCCTGACCATATGCGACGACAATCTCCTCGTCCTGCCCCCGCTGAAGCTGGATGCCCCAGCCCTGACATTCGCCGACGTGCCAGACTTTGCCTTGCCAGATCGCGTTCATGCCCATCAGTAGCCTCCCATCAGTGGTCTATGTCGGTGATTCTAATACGAAGCGGCTCTGCATGTCTAGGGCCTCGCAGTTTTCTTGGTTGTAGCTCATCGGTCAATCCTCCGGTGCGAGGGACGGTCTAGGCGCAGCCACTCGCGCAGTCCTAGCAAATCGTCTACGGTCACGTCACCGTCAGCTGTGTCGGCGCAGTGCTCCGCGCTATCTCTAGCGTAGTCGTGCAGGGAAGGGGTGTACGTCAGGGTGTCGAGTTCGCCAGCTGCGTCCGTCCAGTCGTATGCGGCGTGTAGGTGTTCTGGTAGGTGGGTCATGGTGTCAATTCTCCGTGAAACAGGGGACAGGTCGAGTCATTATCGGACGACCACGCCATGATGACGCCTGTAGATCCGGAGGTCGCCGGGAGCACATCCGTACCGGGCGTGGTAGTGCTGGATGACGGCGGTGATCCGTGATTCCGCGTCGGCCATGGTGGGATATCCGCGCCACGAGCTAGCCGTGCGATACGCCAGCGATCCGGGCCAGGACGCATGGGTGTGGTCCATGATGATGTAGTCGCGCCGTGGGTGGGTCATGGTCTGAGTCTCCTGATCCTGGGTGGGCTATCCGTAGATATAGAATACTGATCGGCTGTCGTTCACCTTCTCGGCGGCGATAGAGTCGAGCCAGTCCGCCACGTCTTGATCGCATATTGGCGCGTCAATCGAGCCACGGAGAAAAGCGATATATTGACGCCAGCAAGCGCGAAACAGGCGCTCGGAGCCGTCAAAGGTGGCTAAATAGTGTGAAGCGGTGTCGAGTGTGTAATGCGTCATGGTGTTTTCTCCTGAAGGGGGGCGCGGCTGAAACATGCGTCATCGGCGGTGCGTTTCGCGTGGTAAAGCGCGGCGAGTTCCGGCGTGATAGTCCCTCGGCGGTCGTACCGGGCGTCTCCGGCGTCGTTACCGTAGATCCGCTGAAGCGCGGCGCTCCACGCATCATCGGCGGCAAACGCGGCGCGTTGTAATGGATATCCGTACTGGTTGCGTTTCATG